TACAGCGTATTGCAAGCCAATACTTGTAGATCCTAACCAAGACGGTGTACGAGTTTACTAATGGCCGCTGAGATCATAGCAGCAGTGCAAGTGTGTGCCTCTGCCTACCGCTTCATGAAGACAGCGGTCAATGAAGGCAGAGAGCTTGGTGACATGACCAGAGCTTTAAGTAAGTTCTGGGATGCTAGAGAAGAAGTTAGTGTACTTGAGCAGAAAGCAACAAATCCAAGCAAGATTGAAAAACTGTTTGGCGGAAAGTCAGTAGAGAGCCAAGCATTAGAAATAACGCTACAGAAGAAAAAAGCAGAGCAACTAGAGAAAGAGCTGAAAGACCTGTTTTACTGGACAGGTAACGCGAATCTTTGGCATGACATGATCAAAGAACGGTCTAGGATACGGAATATGCGTATTGCTGAGGCCAAAGAAAAAGCGCAGTCCAGAGCGGCAATGATTGATATCGCTGCAATTATAGGAACATTTGCGGTGATATTTATAGTAGTGATGGCAATAACGAGTGTGACAGTAGAGTGATGGAATACCAGTTGTTATTTAACATAATTATTGCGGTTGCTGGCTTCTTAGGTGGAGTGTTAGTTAATCGAGCGTTTGCCACGTTGGATAAGATTAATGATGACCTGAAGCTAATACCAGAGAAGTACGTTGCGAAGGATGACTACAGGGAAGACATCCGCGAGATTAAAGAAACGCTTGGCGCAATATTTAAGAAACTAGACAACAAGGCTGAAAAATGAAACTTGATCCTGTTCTACTCAATATGGCTGCAAGCTGGTCAGAAAAGGCTTACAACAATAAGAACAAGGACGCTATAAAGATAGAAAACAAGTTTACAGGCGCGACTGCTTTTTTTGTTAAACGCAAAACGATAGACGTTATTGTCTTTAGAGGCACACAAAAGAAAGTAAACGACATACTGACTGACATGTGTGTAGTGCCTGTACCGTATGCCGGTAGACTGTGTCATGGTGGGTTTGTGGCACAGCATGCCTCAATATGGGGCAAGATTAAAAAGTACCTAGACCCTAAAAAGCGCACATTGATTTGTGGGCATAGTCTGGGTGGCGCGTTAGCCGAATTATCTGCGGCTAAGTTAAATGGTAAGCATGACAATATTAACCTAATAACCTTTGGCAAGCCGAATGTGTTTTTTAAAGGATTTAAACGCCCTATGACATTAGACACGCAAATATCGTGTGTACAGGGCAGCGACATGGTGGCTAGAGTACCAAGACTTTGTTATGGCCCCTCAATATCTCAAGATATGCTGTATTTCAGCAATACTGGCGGTACGTTTATAAACCCCCAGAAGAGTTTCCGAATAGCAGATCGTGGCGATTTAAAAGACCGTGTAACCGATCACTATATGGAAGGTTATAAAACATCGTTAACCCGTTTCCTTGAGGAGGAAAACAAATGAGATTAACCGTCATACTGTCGTTTATGGTTCTGTCTAGCTGCACATCGGTGCAAGACGTTATAGATAACAAAGAGATCTATTGTAGTCAGTTCTATAAAGGCATTAGGGCAGTAGGTAGATCTGCTCTATCGGCTACAGCGGGTGTGGTGGTTCCTGATGTATGTGACACGATTGATGAGATTGTCGCGGAGGAAGACGCCGAAGGCGTGAGTAAAAGCGATAGCTGATTTACGACTGATTATACAACTGGTGTTGTTGTTTAAATGAAATTAGGTGGATTACTAAAGTCTCTTGCCCCAACGATTGCTAGTGCTGCTGGCGGTCCGATGGCAGGGATGGCTGTCAAGATGGCAGCACAGAAGCTAGGTATGCCGGAGGCTACTGCTAATGAGATCGAGGATCTGATTGAGCGGCAACCGGAGAAGGCGACATTACTTAGAGAAGCCGATAAAGAGTTTAAAGATCGTATCCGAGAAATGGAGATAGATCTTGAGTCGTTCAAGACTGAGGTCGAAGACCGTAAGGATGCTAGATCTAAGTTTGCTGGGGATATAACCCCTAAAGTGTTTTGTATATTAGCGTTGCTCCTTTATGGAGCGTATGTAATGGCTGTAACGATTATGCCGCACGATCAGAACGACGAAACCATAATTAGCCTGGTTCTAGGCCAATTGAGCGGTATTCTGGGTACTTGTGCTGCGTTTTTCTACGGCGGCTCTAATGGTAAGGGTGGTTAGGTATGTCAGAACCAAATGTCCCACCAGGTAGCACAACAATTGGGTCTGGAACAGCATATCCTTTTGCTGGAATTTTTGACGCGATACTTCAAGATGCTGCTCAACGGGCTTACATGGAAACAGAAGGCATGTATACCGCTGCTGAGGAAGCATTTGAGACGGCGCAAAGAGATTTGCGTGATATTCAAATGACTGTCCCTCAAGATCAGCAAGCAGACGTTTTGGCAGAATATTTAAGAAATACAGGATATTCATCTGATGTTGAAGAGCAAACCTTAGGTATTCCTAAAGAAGAAGTAAACGCTGCATTGATGGCTGCCGGATATGACGTTACTGGACAAAAATTGCCTGAAGAAGACGTTTTTGCTGACACTACTGGACCTGACCTACCAATGGTTGATTTAGTCCCTGAAGTAGAGGGCGTTGTGACAGATGATCCAAACAAAATATTTAAAGAAAAAGCGGGCGAAGATTTAGATCTCAAAGGAATTATAGACTTAGCTTTTGACGTATTTGGTGCTTATAACAGAGACGCTATAAGCAATGTTGTAGATATAGTAAATGAGAGAGGTATATCTGTAGGTGAGGTGGCGCAAGCTACAGGCAATACTGTTGAGTCTATTAACCAAGCTGCTGCGGAATCTGGCACTGCAATAGAAAATCAAGGCATAGGTGAGGTAACGGTAGATGAGGGTCCGGCGATTGGACCACAACCGCCTGTTACTGTAGATGAAGGACCGGCTATTGGTCCTACACAAACTCCAACGCCTGATTCTACGCCAGACGATGAGCCGCCAAGTGGGATATTTAGTGAGCCAGTAGGAGACGATACTCCGACATCAGATATTCTAGTGCCTGAGGTTCCAAGGACGCAGCCCTTGCAACAGCCGTTTACCGGCCTATTTGCACAGATATCGCCACGTATTGTTAATACAACAACAACTGCGCCTAGAGACATTATTAATCCTATGACGTTTGAGCTAACAAATGTTAACGACTATTTATCATCAGGTCTGTTAGGGAGACTTTCATAATGACCTATCTAGATCTTATAAATAACGTCCTGCGCCGATTGCGTGAGGATACAGTAGATACAGCCAATGCAACTGATTACTCGCATCTAATTGGTGATCTTGTTAATGATGCCAAAAAGATCGTAGAGAACTCATTTGATTGGACTGCGCTGCGGGATGCCATAACTATAAATACGGTCAGTGGGACAAGCGAATACTCTATAACTGGCAGTGGCGATCAGGCAGTAATTAAAGATGTCATGAACACAACATCACAAAAGTTCATGTATCAGCGCAGCAAGTCATACTTTAACAACGTGTACTACAACACAACGGTAGTGTCAGGATCGCCTGATTACTTTACTTTTGTTGGTACAGACTCTAGTAATGACTTACAGGTAAAGCTGTATCCTCAGCCAAATGCGGTGTATTCCCTGCGTTTTGACGTTGTTGTACCGCAAGCAGATCTAAGTGCTGACTCAGACAGTCTATCGATTCCTAGCAATCCCGTAATACAACTAGCCTATGCTATGGCGTTACGGGAGCGCGGTGAGACAGGTGGTCAGTCAGCAGCAGAGCAGTTTGCTGTAGCGTCCACGGCTCTGTCAGATGCAGTTGCGTTTGATGCCAACAGGTATCCATCGGAGCTTACCTTTCAGGTGATCTAATGGCCCAGAAACTACAAAGCATAACCATTACGGCTCCAGGCTTTGCGGGTATAAACACCCAAGATGCCCCGTTAGCGCAAGATCCTACTTTTGCGTCAGTTGCAGACAACTGCATTATTGACAAAGAGGGACGAGTTGCTGCGCGTAAAGGTTATTCAATGGTGTCTACCAACGGCTCTTCTGTATTAGGGAGTTCTGACGGCATTGAGGCTGTACATCAGTTTAGGGATTCTGGTGGTAACACTAAGATATTTTCTGCCGGTAACAGCAAAGTGTTTCACGGGACTACTACATTAACCGATGATACCCCAGCTAGTTATACGATCAGTGCTAACAACTGGAAGATTGTTAACTTCAACGACAAAGCGTACTTTTTCCAAAGAGCGCATGAACCTCTTGTATATTCTAATGCCGCTGCTGACATTCAAAAGATGTCATCACATTCTGGCTCTGCGGGTACACCACCCCAAGGCAATGAGGTGCTGCCTGGTTTCGGTAGGTTGTGGGTAGCTGACTTTTCTAGTGATAAGTCTACGATCTATTGGAGTGACTTGCTCGATGGCACTGTCTGGACGGGTGGATCTAGTGGTTCTATTGACGTATCTAAGGTGTGGCCCAATGGCTATGATGAGATCGTCGCTTTATCTGCTCATAATGGATTTTTAGTAATATTTGGCAAGGATTCTATTCTTGTTTATGAGGGTGCGGACTCGCCCTCTACCATGACACTAGCAGATACAATATCTAACATAGGCTGTGTATCTAGGGATGCCGTAGTTTCTACGGGTAAAGACCTTATATTTCTCGATCGCTCTGGTGTTAGGAGTTTGGCAAGAACGATACAAGAAAAGTCTTCACCGATTGGCGACATATCTAAGAACGTCAACAATGATGTTAAGAACCTCGTAGCCAGTGAAACAGGTAATATATCACTACACTACTCGCCTAAAGAGGCGTTTGTACTGGTTAACTTCCCTGTCCTACAGACTGTATATGTCTTTGATACTAGGTTTCCGCTACAGGATGGGTCTTATCGGGCTACAACATGGTCAAGCATTGCACCGCTTTGCTTTACTAATTTAGTCGATGACACGATTTATATTGGCAATGAAGACGGTATTGCTAAGTACGACACGTTTACGGACGGTACAGGCTCTTATCAGCTAAGTTACTTTTCTCACCCGTTGGCGTTTGGGGATAGCTCTGTACTTAAGTTTCTTAAGAAGGTAAACCTAACAACCTTTGATGGGGCTGAGGCTACAGTCGTACTGAACTGGGCTTATGACTACTCTAATGCTTATAAGAAGCAGGCATACACGTTACCTGCTAATAACGCTGCTCAATACAACATATCCGAATTTAACACTACCGCTGAGTATTCAGGATCTCTAAGTCTCATTAATAGACAGAAGATCAATACCTCTGGGTCAGGTGCGGTGGTATCCGTAGGTGTAGAGACTACGGTTGATGGTAAGTCTATAGCTATACAACAATTTAATATTCATGCACTACTTGGAAGGATTGTCTAATGACTGATTACACGAAGACAACTAACTTTGCCGCCAAGGATGCCCTGGTGTCAGGTAATCCTGCTAAGGTGGTGAAGGGAACAGAAGTGAATACAGAGTTCGATAACATAGCAACTGCGGTGGCTACCAAGGCTAATCTAGCTGGCCCGACTTTTACGGGGACTACTACTGCCGCGAACCTCACGGTGTCAGGCACGTTTACCGGCACTATTGATGGAGGGACTTACTAATGCCACATATATTAGGTTTAGAACATGATCTGGGTGGCGTAGCTAATCAAGCCATGAATTTTTTTGGATTAGGTTCTGGAGGCGATGGGTTTTTTGGAAGCCAAGGTGCTGGTCTTATCGGCGCTTTAGGTCAGAGTGTATTAACTGACAAAGCTATAAAAGATATAGGTCAAGCCCGTCAGGAGGCTATGCGAGCTTTAACTGGCGCACCAGACTTTCCTCAAATCGAGGGTGGCCTGATGGGGCAGGTGCAGAGGGGCGCACAATTTAAGCCTTTTACTGTAACTACCCCAACAGGAGCCAGTGCTACGCTAAGTCCTACGGGTATGCAGGCACAAATTAGTCCTGAAGAGGCTGCGCTACAAGGCTCTTTAACAGGCTTTGGTCAATACGCATTTGATCTTCTTGGCGACCCCGCCCAAAGAGAAGAAGAGCAGAGTGCTGTAATTGGCATGCTGACACAAGATCCTGCGGCCAGAGCGGCTCGTGAGGCGGATATCTTTGAAAGATTAGAGGCCATACAGCGTCCAGAGCGTGAACGGGCTAGATTGGGCTTAGAAGAGCGTCTATTGAGTCAGGGTAGAAGCGGTGTACGGACTGCAATGTTTGGTGGTACACCTGAACAACTGGCTTTAAACCAAGCTATAGAAGAGCAAAGGGCGCGATCAGCACTGGGTGCAATGGAGCAAGCTAGGGCAGAGCAGGCATTGCAGTCTCAACAGACTCTACAGGGTTTACAGGAGTTTAGGGGCCGTATGGGCCTTCTTGGTGAGTTGGGTCTGGCAGCAATACCTACTGCTTATACACCACAGACTGAGCTACTAAGATCCCTGACTCCACAGATACAGACAGCACAGCTTGCTACTGATCTACAGCGTACAGGGCTTGGATTAGAGGCTGCACTGGGTGAAGCTGCGATCGAGTCCCAGTTGGGCTTTGAGGGTCTGAGGAACGCCCTGAGACAGCAACAGTATCAAGGTCTGTTTGACTTATTGCGTGGTGAGCAGGAAAAGCAAGCCGCAGCACAAAGACCCACAGGAACAGTTAACATTGGCGCAACAAATGCAGGGATCGGTCAAGGTGGAAACGTAGGTTTTTCAACCGGCAATCCATTCTTAGATGCATTGATAAACCGATAGTAGGATAGTAATCATGCCTATAGATATCCCATCACTATTTAGTGACATCATAGAAAGCCCAGAGCAAAAACGTACTCGATTGTTAACAGAGGGTACGCTGCTAGGCCGTGAGCTAACGTCAGGGTTGCGTGGATTGGCTGCTACACAGGCTCCGTTAGTTTCAGCAATCGCACAGCGTCTACCACAGCAGCGTGAAGACATACGCCGTGGCGTTGGTGGCATGTTAGGTCTTGATGTGCGAACAGAGACCGAGAAAGTTCAAGATATTTTACGGCAAGCGGATACGTCTGACCCGCAAGGGCTTAGAAGTCTTGCGAGAGAAATCCGTCAAATAGCTCCTGCTCAAGCTATCACGCTTTTGCAGGCCGCCGACGAGCAAGAGCGTGCGTTAGAAACCGCAGAAAACACCGCGCTTTCAAATGCCACAAGGCTGACCGCTGCTTCACCTATAGTCGGTCAAGCAGATCCGCAACTAGCCAGACTAATTCCTATGTTATATGCAGGCGATCCAAACGGAGCAGTTTCTTTTGCAGAAAAGTTTATTTCGCCAAGCGCAGAGGGGGCTACTGAAGCAAAAATAACAGAATACACGAGAATTTTAGTTGCTGACGGTATGCCTGAACCAGAAGCTAGAGACAAAGCAATAAAGGTTGCTAATGGTGAAATTCGTATTGAGTTGAATCCAGATAATCCGTCTGTAGCATTTTTGGTTGATGACCTAGAAGGTAGGGTGGATAGGATAAATGTTGCTCCCAACCGCACGAGACCTCAAGACGTTCCAGCAGAAGATGATGGTGAGCCACTTAGCGAAGAAGACGAAGGCATCTCTATTTTAGAAAGATTGCAAAATACCACTGGGCCAGTTGCAATGGCTTCAGAGTTCTTAGGCAGAATTGGAGATGCAACTATAAATCAAGATATGTTGGATGCACAAAGGACTGAAAACCAGCAATATTTAAGATTAATTGAGAGCGACATAGTTAGGAGTTTTTCTCTAAGTCCAAGATTTCCTGAAGGAGAACAAGAAAGAATTAGGCAAAGAATAAATATTCGCCCATCTTTGTTGGCTGGAAGAGGAACTGCTCTGGCGAGAATTACTGCCATTGACAGCTATATCGAAGAAGAGCAAAAAAATTCACAAGAATTTTTAGACAACCCAGAGTTTTCGGAAGAAGAAAAAGCCAAAGAAAGAGTATTTCTTAACTCAATGACAGAGTTTAGAAGAAAGCTCCTTCCTAGGATTCCAGACGCAAGCACGTTAACTATTGATGCTGTTAATAATCTGTCCAAATCAAGAGTCCTTAGTTTTGTAAACCAATATACTGAAGAAGAACTAGATAATCTTGACCCATCGATACGACAAGCAATGGAACAAAAATTAGGTAATTAATAATGGCTAGTGGAAAAGAGTTAAAAGAAATAGCTTCTCAGTCTGATGCTCCTTCTACTGGTTTTTTGCCTGATGCCCTTTCAACGATAAGAAGGGGTGTTGCAAGCATGGTTTCCGGTGACGTGGAAATGAGAAGACAAATGCAACTAGATCAACTGTCACCAGGAGAAAGATTAAAGTACCTTGCTTCAACGGCTGAAATTAGCGCAGAAACTCCAATTGAGACCACTGGAACGGCATTTGGTACTGGTTTTGTTAACACAGTCCCTTTTGCTGTTGGTATTGGCGTTTTGGCTCAAGCAGTACCGCAAGCAAGAGCAGCAAGTGGAGCAGGAAGAATAGTTACTGGCTTGCAAAACGCAATAAGCAATTATGGAAGGGTTTTTAGGTCTAGGCCAGGAGCAACAATTGCTGGGGAAAGTTTTACTGGTGGAATTGCAGGGGCAAGTGGGTTTACTTTAGAAAGGGCTTTTCCAGATTTGCCTGGAGCAAGGCTTATTGGAGAGCTTGGCGGCGGCTTGGCTGTTGGATACGTTCCTCAGGCTTTAAAACTTGCCCCTACGCTTAAAATTTTTAGCTCTTTAAAAGAAAGAATGGCTCCATCTGCTGCAAGACAAAGAGCATCGGATATTTTAGCTGCTGGTGATAGACAAGGAGCGTTAAGGGCTTTGCAGGAAGCTGGAGAGTTGTCTCCTGGCGCAGAAATAAGCACATTTACCAGAACCGATTCACCTGTATATAGTGCTTTTGAAAAAGCAATAATAGAAGGCGCTGAACAAGGAAATTTATCAGAAAGGCTTGCCAACTCAATTGAGCAAACAAATGCTGCAATCAGAAACGACTTAACATTTGGCGGAGCGTCAGAGCAAGATATTAGCAATCTCTTTGAAAACCAAGTTCAATTGTTCGGGGATCTGTTAGACGCAAGAATGCAGATCGCAACAAGTCGCGCCAACACAGCAATATCTAGAGTTCAGCCACAAGACGTAAGAGAAGCTATTGAGCCAGTTGTTCGTGATGAGCTATCTTTAGCATTAAGGCAAGCAAGAGAGTTTGAGGACGAGCTTTACAAAGCAATTGACCAAGAAAATATCGTGAACGTAAACATATCCAAGATAGCCAGAAATCAAGCTGACGCAAGTTTAGCAACTGCTCAAAAAGCAAATATGCCCAGTGCTGCTAGATTTTTAGATCCCGAAAGTTCTGCCTACATTGGAGATCAAACCTCTATATTTGAAATTAGAGGAATACAAAGCGAATTAAGAGCTGAGGCTAGGGCTGCGAGGGCTGGAGACAACCCTAACTTTCAAAGAGCTAGGCTGGCAGAAGAAATAGCAGATTCGATAACAGAAGATATTGCAAACATATATGTTGATTCTGCTGAAGAAAATACAGTAGCTACCGCTGTTGCGTTTTCTAGAGAGTTAAACCAAAGATTTAACCAAGGAGATGTTGCCAGGATTCTTAGGAGGGATAGAACTGGTGCTGAATCAATAGACCCATCAAAAACTCTTACTGCTACTTTGGGTGCTGGGAAACAGAAAAACACTGTTGCTTATGACCGTATACTTCAGGCCGTATCTGGAAAACCAGAAGTTCAACAAGCTATGGAAGAGTTCTTGAGATTTACTTTCTTCAGAGGCCAAGAGTTTAATCCTAGGGACGCTCAAAATTTTCTTATCTCAAACCAAGAATTGATGAATAGAATGCCAGCGTTCAGGTCAGAAATACAAAATGCAATCAGAACAAGTAATACCGAGTCCTTGCTTCGCTCAAGAAGAGAAGGGGCACCATTTTTAAGTCCAAAACAAAACAAGGCAATAGTATATATTGAGCAAGGCGCAGAAGATGCGTTTAACAAAGTTTTGTCTTCTAGAACAACTGTAAGGGACATGAGAAGCCTTATAACAATGGCGCAAAGGGATACAACTGGAGAAGCTCTTTCGGGTCTCAAAACTTCCTTTGCAGACTTCTTGCTAAACAAATCTACATCAAACATTACGCTTGCAAACGGAACTAAAAGAGACATTATTGATGGGGCAAAGTTTAGGGCTTTAATTGACGATAAGAGAACAAAGCAAGCAATAATGACTCTTTTTTCCAGAGAAGAAAGAGCAAGACTAGAAAGAGCCTCTAGAACTGTAGATGCTATGTCTAGGCAATTGGCATCTAGAACGCCAGTTGAGCTATTTGCAGAACAAGATATGAACTTGCTGCAAAGGGCTGCTTTGAGAATTTCTGGAGCCTCTATAGGTAGAGGTCTTGGAACTGGAACTCTACAAGCCCCGCAATTAGTCGCAGACATATTTGAGAATATGGCTAGGGGGGGAATAATTGGAGCAGAAAGAAGGCTGCTAGAGGACGCTATTTTTGATGAAGATTTGTTTAAGGCTCTGTTAGAAAGACCTTCTGACGGCCCTATGTCACAAAAATCTCAAAGAGCTTTACGGGCTTGGGCGGCTCAAACGCTTGCTACTTATGGAAATGAGCAGCAGCAAATAGAAGAATCTAATACTCAATAACATCCAAGATCCCTACTTCCCCGTCCATGCGTAGCTGTTGTAGCCGCGCATGCTCTTCCCTGTAGTGTTTAGCGACATCCTTCAGGTTTTTGTTTATAGACTTAGCCAGACCGATGTCGTTACGCTTCTCTCTTAGAATGTCCATCACGCCTTCCCCTACCTTGTCTAACATCCATCTTTGGAAGTCATCAGGGTTAGATCCTAGCTTCTGGTGGCATCCAAAGCAGTGGGCGAAAGCATTGTCAGGGCAAAACCTCAGGGCCTTGTTACGCCTGCCAAAGTAGTGTGAGCAGTGCAGCCCCATACTCTTTTCTTCATACTTCTTCCCGCAGCACTCGCAAGTCCAATCAGCAGCCTCTCGGATGCACATAGAGAACCAACGGTCTGCGGGTGTTATTTTGATAGGCATAGGTTATCCGTATGGTGATTTGTAGCCAGATTCAGGTGACGCATTGCCGTTAGTAGCCGGTGTTTCATCTGTTAACTGCTCATCGAGGTAGTATGCTAGGACTTTGGCTAGTGTCTGCGCGTTAGTCAGGCGCAGCCCTGTAGCCTTTGACGCCTTCTTCATTGCCTTCTCAAAATCCGTTTTAATCTCTGGGGTCGATGTTAGGTTAAAACTAAGTGTTGCCTTTGCCATTCAGTAATCTCCTGTTCTCCAAGTGGGCTTGCTTGATGTCTGCTTTGCTCTGTCCGTGGTACTCCACCGCATGGTGGGCTTTAACCAGTTCTCGACAGATCCATTTACGTCCTGATTTAATGTCACCCAAGTACCTTCCGTACTTTCCCTTTTTAGTGGTCCTGAGGGTAACCTCTGATCCAACTGGAGCGAAAGATTGGACAAATTCTTTGGCCTGTAGTCCGTATTTCTTTTCTTCCAGATCTCTAGTGCGAGACTCTGGGGTATCCACACCGTTAAGGCGTATGCGCTGATTGTGCAACCAACAATCAAAACCAAGATCAATATCAACATCGACTGTATCTCCATCAATCCATTTCAATATTACGCTTTTGTATTCGTGCATCTCTTATCCCCTTAACAGTGATCTGCACCAGGCGGTATGCCCACATAGTCATGCCCAGTTGATTCCCACGCCATGCGTTGCTTACAGGCATCGCTGTAATACGGGTCCGTAGAAAATATGCCGTTGAGTAGCAACATCAGCATGAATAGAAATAAAACGGTGGTTCCTGCTGCGTATAAGGTTTCTTTTAGTATTTTCATTATTCCTCCTGCGCCTGCTCTAGTTTGAATCTAATATCCTCAAGTTGATCCCTGAGTTCTTCTAGGATGGCCTCTAAAGACGATAAACGCCTAGCAAGGTCCATGATCTCTTCTGTCTCTTCTTCGCTCATATCCAGTGTAATTCTCATTGGTTTTGGCTTCCGCTGTATTCCAAGTAATCGCCCTGAGCCTCTAATAAAAGCCCCTCTTCAGCAAAGAATGACTGCATCCAATCTAGGAAGAAAGTCATCTCGCCCTTGGTCCACCCGCTACTGGAGGTCAGATCTGTCTTGCGCTCCTTAGTCTCTGGGTTGATTAGTGTCTGGACCAGAAAATTCTGTTTGGTGTCGCTGTAGCACCGCATCTTGCAGTACCGCTTCATGCTCTCTAGCTCGATCTCGGACACCTTAGTCTTGAATGTAAACTTAGCCGCCTCGCGCAGCCAGATATGAAACAGAGCGTTCTGGGATAGACCACGCAGTGAGAACACCTTGCAGTCCATCCCTTCGCTAGAAAACGCCACAGATAGCTGACCCTCCTTGCGGAGAACCTCTAAAGCCGACCGAAATACATCCCGTAGATCGTCTTCGCTATGTATGGAGTGTACGTCCATCAGACATCGAGCCTAAACTTATTGGCGTCAGACATATGATAAAAGTAGACCTCTTCAAGCATTCGGGTGTAGTCCTGTAGGGATGCCTGAGGCGTTAAAGGATTACGCCGCGCATGTATCTTCTTCATCATATGCTTGTGGTTGTACCGTTTGACGTTAAAAGCCGCGCAGCAAGCCGCTACAAAGTATCGCGCACCAGTAGCGTCTCGCTCCTTTTCAAATTTAGAACCAATCTCGATAATCCGTTCAGCGGCCATTTTTCCCCATTCCAACTGATCTGGAGAAATGCGTAATTTTCCTTGCTGAAATTGTGTTCTTCTGAGGTGGGCCAAACTACCGTTTGTTAGCAGGATAAAGTTCTGCTCATGCTTGAAGCCAAACTCTTCCATAAAATCGGCATAGACGTAGTAACTCTTTTTGCCTAAATCCAAGTAGCTTTGAAGATAATCGTTCAGCTTCCAGTTTTTGCTGTTACTGTTGAGTCGCTGCACATCTGGAAGGCTCAAACCAGGTATCTTCACAAAGTGAATAGGATGCTTGAGTTCTGACGCAGCGGTAAATCTATGCTGCCCGTCTATGATCTCAAACTTCTCATTCACTATGATCGGGACCGGAATGACCTTTTCGGCCATTGATTCTTTAATGCGCTTAACGTGGGCCTTTGAGATGCCTCTGTTGCCGCCAAGCAGCTTAAATCGTTTGTAATTGCTAGTTGTTTCAATACGCATAATAACTCCCCTTAAAATGGTATATCGTCTTCAAGATCGTCAAAGTCAGTGATGTGCTTAATCATTGGGGTACTGGTAGCCAGTTCCTGAGTCGTTGCCTCAACTGTCTCTGGTGTGTACACCAATTCGATGGTTACAGCCACGACCTGAGTTTTGTAGACCTTATGCTTCTGGCCGCAGTCATGCTCCCGATCGTAACTGGAAGTCTGTAGCCTGCCTTCAACGTACAGCCTAGAACCCTTGTGGACGTACTTTGATAAAAAGTTATCCACAACGGCCCCAAATGCTACGCAGTCGTGATAGGTCGCTGTGTCTTTGAAATTGGTAGCCAGTGTGAAGTTAGCCACCGAGATATCACCTGAGTTGCGGATACTAGGGTCTTTGACCACTGTACCGACTATGATTGCTTTGTTTACGCCTTTCATGAGAATAATCCATTCCAGTTAAATTTATCGACGCCATCCTCAATAAGAAGGACGGCTTCCTGTAGGTTAGTGGCTAACTCGTTGATGAGGTCATCATCCCTGTAAGTGCGGACGATCAGCGGCTTCATCTTCGGGTGATAGGACATAAAGTCCCAGTAGCCTCTACCCGTAACAAACATGCACCCTTGTACTTGGAGCATGTACTTTGAAGGCACTTTACCCGCCCTCAAATACTCAACGTGCGTCCCCTGTAGCGGGCATTTGATCTCTAAACCCCCTATCAGCCCACGGTCGCACTTCACATCTATCAACCCGTCAGGGCTGCATCCCACCTCCATATTGGGGTGTTTGATGAAATCCACCTGCCGAACGTCAGTATCATTGATAAGCTGATACATGGCTCTGGCTTCATCTTCCAAGCTAGTACCGCGCTCCATTGGCTCGGTGATCTTGACGTAGGTGGGGTCACCGGTCAGTCTCTCGGCAATCAGGGCGTT